CCAGCAAAACTGGGATTTGGAAGGAACCTGTACTGTTACAATGCGTTCGGTTCAAGATTAGGAGTATAGATGTCAGCAGTCACTAGACGGTCTTACGCAGGTGCGGCTCCCGCTTGTACGCTCACGAACTCTATTACCGCTGGCGACACCACCGCACTTTTGACGGGTACTGTCACAGCGTGGAATGACACCGCTAACGGTCCGTTCTTCATGGTGATTGACCCAGGTTTGGTTACTGAAGAAAAAGTTTTGGTTGGTTCCCGCACAGGTTCATCGTTGGCTTCGATGACTCGTGGTGTGGATGGCACTACTGCCGCTTCGCATTCTGCTGGCGCTACTTGTTACCCAGTTTTTACTGCTACTGACGCTAACGAGGCAAACGAGTTCACGTCGACGATGACTACTCGTGGTGATTTGTTGACAATTAATTCGTCTGTGAACCCTGCCCGTATTGCTATCGGTGCTAATGGTTATGTGCTAACTTCTGATGGTACTGATGCTGCTTGGGCTGTTTTGCCTGCGAGTGGTGTTACGGGTGATAGTGACCAGTTGGTTTTAGGTTCGCAAGTTTTTAGTTAATATAGGAGATATATGGCAACTTTTACAAAATTATGTTTACAGCCAGCGGGTACTACTGGTACGGGTTTGGCTGTCAAGGTTGCTGCTACGGCAACTGCTGGTACAGCGATTCATACAGCGTCGACTACTACGACAACGATTGATGAGGTTTGGTTGTATGCGGTGAACTCGTCGGCTTCTTCGGTTAAGTTGACGATTGAGTGGGGTCAGGCTGATGCACCTGATGGCAATATCGAGTTGACTGTTTTGCCTGAGGCTGGTTTGGTGACTGTGATTCCAGGTTTGTTGTTGCAGGGTAATGCTACGGCGAAGGTTGTTAGGGCGTTTGCTGGTACTGCGAATGTAATTATGATTCACGGTTTCGTTAATAGAATCACGGTCTAATCGTGGGTGTTCCTAACGGCTATACGAGTGCGCAGGTTGTTCAGGCTGTTCCTACAGGCATCAACTCTGCACTAGTTTGTGTTAAAGCAGAAACGGCGTTTAGTGCTGTAACGAGTTTTTCGGCTGACAATGTTTTTACTAGCAGTTACACAAATTATTTGATTTTAATTAAATTTGCTAATACAAACGACACTGTTTTAGATTTACAATTTCGTGCTAGTAGTGTAACAACTACTACAAATTACAATTACAGCGGCTATCAAATGACGGGTGCGCCATCAGCGCAAAGTTACGGTTATAACGCTGCGCAATCATCTTTAAGATTGGCGCAGACTGGCGGCTCAAGTGTGATTGGTTATTGTGAAGCGAATATTTATTCGCCACAAATAGCGGAACAAACTGGTCTTATCGCCACTAATCTTCGTTTTGACGGTTCTTACGCATCGCCATTAGCGCAAGGTACTACAGGTAATCAAAACAGTTCTACACAATTTGACGGTTTTATCGTTTCAGTTTCCGCAGGCACGACAACAGGCAATTATGCTATTTACGGATATGCAAAGACGGTATAAATTATGGCACTAAAAATAAACGACAACGGCATCAATCGCAATATGACCGATGACGAAATAGCGAACCTAAAAACTATTAGCGACCAAGCAAAAGCACACGCTGAAGCACTTGTCGTTAGACAGGCTGCCCGTGAAGCGTTGCTAACAAAACTTGGTATTACTGAGCAAGAAGCACAACTGCTACTGGGGTCATAGTGGCTCGCACTAGGTCGCAGGGCTATGTGTCGGCGTACGAAGTCGAAGCGGTGTATAAACCTTTAGTTGCACAGTATCTTGTTGTCGCTGGTGGTGGCGGTGGTGGCGGTACTCAAGGCGACGGCGGTGGTGGTGCTGGCGGTTTGCGTTGCACAAAAGATGCAACGGGTGGTGGCGGTAGTTTAGAAACGCCGTTTGCAGTTGTTGCAGGCGTGGCTTACACGGTGACGATTGGCGCTGGCGGTGTCGGCGGTACGACAGCACCACAAGCAAGCACGAACGGTTCAACAAGTTCTATTGCTGGTAGCAATATCACAACCATTTCAACTGTTGGTGGTGGTCGTGGCGCATTTAACAACACAAGTACTACAGGCGCAGCGAATACTGGTGGTTCGGGTGGTGGCGCACATTCCGATTCAGGCGAAACTACAGGTGGTGCAGGCACAGCAAATCAAGGTTTTGCTGGCGGTGATTATTCGGCTGGTGGTGGTGGTGCTGGCGCTGGTGGTGGTGGTGCTGGTGCAGTTGGTGGCACAAATTTATTAACACCTTTGACGGGTGGCGCTGGTGGTGCAGGAATAACTACAACAATTAGTGGTTCAAGTGTTTCATACGGTGGCGGTGGCGGTGGTGGTGCATTTGCAGTCGCAGGCGCTGGCGGTCTCGGTGGCGGTGGCACAGGGTCAATTCAAGGCGGAAGTGCAGCGACAGCAGGTTCAGCAAATACTGGCGGTGGTGGCGGTGGTGGTCGCTCAACAAGCGGTGGTGCTGGTGGTAGTGGTGTGGTCATTATTGACGCTGGACAAGTCGCTGCATCTACGACTGGTTCACCAACCGTGTCGGGAACTGTTTATACTTTTACTGCTAGTGGAACGATTACTTTCTGATGTCTAGGAATAGTCGTGTTCGTGACCGTGGGTATGTTTCTAGTCATGTGTCTATCCCTGCAGCAACATATAGTTTGCCTGTTGTTGTTGATTTTCTTGTGGTCGCTGGTGGTGGCGCTGGTGGTGGTGCAGCCGATACTGGTGGTACGGGTGGTGGTGCTGGCGGTATGCGCAGCACAGTCACGGCTACGGGTGGCGGTGGCAGTTTAGAAACTCCGTTGTCTATAGAAACTGGTGTTGTTTGTACGGTGACTGTTGGTGCTGGTGGTGTAGGCGTAACACCGAATGCTGGCGGTACAGGTCAGGCTTATGCGACTAGCGGTAGCAATTCGGTTTTCTCAACAATCACTTCTACTGGTGGCGGTGCTGGTGGTGCAGGTAACAGCGCATCATTTTCAGATGGTTTGAACGGTGGTTGCGGTGGCGGTGCTTCATACACAGGACACACCGCAGGTACAGGCACAGTCAATCAAGGTAAAGATGGTGGTCAAGGCACGAACGCAACTAACGAAGGTGGTGGCGGTGGCGGTGGCACATTGGCGGTGGGCGGTAACGCATCGTCAGGTCTTGCAGGTGTTGGCGGTGCAGGCACAGCGTCAAGCATTAGTGGTTCGTCGGTGACTTACGGCGGTGGCGGTGGTGCAGGAACTTATGCTGGTGGCACGGCAGGCGCAGGTGGTGTTGGTGGTGGTGGTGCTGGTGGCACGGCAGGCGGAAACAATGTTGGCAATAACGGCACGGTAAATCTTGGTGGCGGTGGTGGTGGCGGTAGTCGTCTTGGTGGTGGTGGTACAAACACAGCAGGCGGTAACGGTGGTAGTGGTGTAGTCATCTTGCGATACGCAGACACTTTCACTATCACTATCGGTGGCGGTCTCACAGGTTCAACAGCCACAGATGGTTCAAACAAAGTTACAACGATTACCGCAGGCACAGGCAATGTGTCGTGGGCATAGAATAGGAGAATACTTATGGCACATTACGCATTTCTAGACACAAACAACCGAGTCACCGAAGTGATAGTCGGCGTACAAGAAACAGAACTCATAGACGGCAAAACACCTGAAGAGTTCTACAGCACATTCCGTAACCAAACCTGTGTACGCACAAGTTACAACGGCAACATACGCAAACAGTACGCAGGAATCGGATACACCTACGATGCGGTGAACGATGTGTTCATCTGCCCACAACCATACGGCTCATGGACTTTAGACGACAACTTCGATTGGCAACCACCAACACCAATGCCAGTCGTTGAAGGCAAACGCTATGCATGGTTTGAACCGAACCGAGTGTGGATAGAACTCGTCTAACACGCTGGCTGATACCGCTACCAGCAATCCTGTTTGCGTTAATACCACAGAACGCCAACGCTGAACCAATCCCAGGAATCGAAACCGTCTATTACACGATTGACGAAATACCGCCAACACAATCCGACACCGAATATCTAGTTTGCGGAACAGAGGTTGAGAACAACATCAACCGCAACTACGACTACGAGTTATTTGAGGATTGCACGGGTGACTTGTTTATGGTTCACATGGCAGGCTTTATTGACATACCTGAACACGACACGATTGAGTTTATGCTTGCCACAGATGATGGTGGCGAGATGGAGATTGACGGCAACACATTCGGCAACTGGAACGACCAAGGTTGCTCATGGATGGAGTCAGGCGAACTAACCTTAGAGTCTGGTAGCAACGCTTTCAATGTGTGGATGTATGAGCATGGCGGGAACTCGTGCATCATGCTTGCATGGAACATAGACAACGAAGGCTGGGCGATAGTGCCAGACGAGGCGTTCACTCAAGAAGCCACCCCGACCACAACTACTTCTTCTTCAACGACCAGTACGAGTACAACGACAACCACAACAACATCGTCGTCAACAACAACCACTTCATCTACAACAACCCTTCCTGAAGAAACGACCACAACCACAGAGCCAGTTCAGATATCAACAATGACATCATCTACAGTACCCCCACCCACAGAAAGTTCCACAACCACAGAGCCAGTTCAGATATCAACAACCACATCCACAACATCAACAACCACAACAACGACAACGACAGTTCCAACCACGACCACAACAACTGAACCCCCTTATACGCCGACTCAAACATCAACGACTATCCCCACCATTTGGACTCAGCCCGTAACCAACATAACCGTATCCGAAACCACAGTTTACGTGCCTGAGACAACCGAACCCGAAACATTTACAACCGAACCTGAAACCATAACCGTACCCGAAACCACCGTACCTGAAACATTCGTGACACTACCCGAAACCATAACCGTACCCGACACCACCGAACCAGAAACAACTACAACCTATCCTGACGGTCTTCCTGAAGATACTGTTGAGACAACGATTCCTGAGACATTCGTTCCCGACGACGAAGTTGAGATTGTTCTTGACGAAAAAGAGCAGCCAACAGACACAACACAGCCGCAGGAATATATACCAGAAACAACACTATTAGAAGTACAGGATTCATCAACCACAACCCTACCCGAACTTGTAACCGACGAACAAATAACAGAAGCCCTACAAGAAGTCATCAAAAATGAACCCGTCACCAACGAACAAGTAGAACAAATCCTAGAAACCCTCAGCGAAGCCGCACCTGAACAGATTGTTGAAGCCATCACCCAAGTCCTAGCCGCAGACATCACCTCAGACCAAGCCACCGAAATAGCGTCAAGCCCCGAAGTTTTGGCTGCTATCACCGAAACTCAGGCTGAAGAACTCTTTGAACAAATCGTCGTAGAAGAACTATCCGACACCCAACTAGAAGCCTTCACCGAAGCCATCCAAGAAGCCCCAACCAAAGTCAAACAAGCGTTCGAAAAAACCATTGACATCTTCGGCTCACAATTCGACAACTATGTACCAACAGGGTCAAACATCCCCGTCGGTGAACGCCGAACCCTAGTAGCCGCAGGCGCACTCCTCGCCGCAATACCACCTACTAGAATCAGACGATAATGAAACGCATCATCAACTACGTAATGGATAACACTTGGACATGGGTAGGTACAGGCATGGTTTTAATTACCTTGTCAGGTCCTACCTTAAGACAGGCATTACTGTTAACAGGTGCAGGTATTTTGATACACTCGTTGATATCCCTAACACAAAAGGACACAGAATGAACTCCATGATTGCCAAAACCTTAGACCTCACACAACGCCTCGTGTCGCTGTTCATTGCATCAGCCCTACCTATCATCACAGGTGGAGCAATCCTCGGTGTCGATGTGGTCAAGTCCGCTGGTGTTGCAGGACTCACAGCCCTGTTCGGTGTCGTACAGAAACTCGCAGCCGCATCAGTTGACGGCGAACTTACATCAGAAGAAATCTCAGCAGCGTTCGGAACCAAGACTAAGAAAAAGTAATGAAGTATCCTGTCGCTAAACTTGTACTCCCGAAAGATTTGAAGGGAGCGCAGAACGGCAAACTATCTGCCGACATCATGCGCTCTATCACACCTTCAGGGAAGTTACATCATCTCGCGGCACGGGCATGGGAAGCGTTACATGACGCCGCTATGCAGGTTGAAGGAACCAAACCGTTCAAACCGACTTCGAGCGCAGATGCGTACCGTTCTTTCGACCAGCAACTAGCAGGGTTCATGTCACGGTTCGTGTTAAAGGACACAGGGACTAACACAACACGTACCTATCAAGGCAAGAAATGGTTCCTTAAAAAAGGTATGGCTCCGATGGCATCCCCAGGCACATCGAATCATGGGTGGGGTTTGGCTGTTGATGTTTGGTCAGCGAACGGCGCACGTTTAGATTGGATGCTACAGAACTGCGAAAAGTTTGGATTCAGTTGGGAAGTTCAATCTGAGCCGTGGCATATCCGCTATGTATGTGGCGACAATTTGCCGCAAGCGGTGTTGGATTTCGAAGCGAAAGTTAAGCCCGCATAATGGATGGCGGGTGGGCTTTAATACTGTCTGCTGTAGTGACAGCGGTAGGTGGTGTGATTGTTACAATCATCGCCCAGTTCCGTAAAGAAAATCAGGAAGACCACGCTGTTGTTTCTGGTATGTTGCAACACGTGTTCAGTAGTGTGAACAGGGTTGAGCATAAAGTTGATAAAGTTGCTAACGGTTTAGAAAGCCATCTTAAAGAACATAAGAAGTAGTGCTGTTAACAATCTATATTCCTACGTTTAATAGACCTGACATACTTGCGTGTTTGGAATCGATAGTGCCACAAATTGTTGACGATGTTGAAGTTATCGTTAGCGACAATGACCCTAACGGGTATGCGGAACAGTTCGTTAAACGGTATACGCAGGTTCAATACAGCAAAAGATTAAAAAACATTGACGGCGACCCGAACATACTTCGTGGTATCACACAGGGCGAAGGTAAATATGTTTGGGTTTTCGGAGACGACGACACCATGTTGCCCAACACTATTGAAATGTTGTTACCGATGTTGGATGGCGTCGGTCGAGTATTGCATTGGACTGCAAACAGTCGTGAAGTGAACGCAGGGTTTTCGGGAAAACTGTGTGACTATATGAATAGTCTTGGTGACAAATCTATTCTTGTTGCTTCGACAACGATTACTTCTACTGTGTGGCGTAGGGATGCCATGAATCTCGGTTCGGGATTAAACAAATTGGATACAAGGTATCCTTTGGCTTGGGCTGGGTTAACCATAGATACCATTAAGGTGATGCCAGTACCGACAATTACTGTCGGTTACATTCATCAAGATAACTATTTTACGTACTTCCCTTTGGTAATGGATGAATACATTAGGGCATGGAGTAATACTGTGGGTGCGAACCCGATAGACTTTTCGAGTCAAGCAAATGGATGGAATTTTGTGAGTGTTTCGCTTGAAAAAAGTAAAGGATGATATGCCGACAGCATTCTGCAACAAATGTAACACGCTAGTTACGCATCAGCCAGACAAAACAATCGGATGCCGTTGCGACCCAGACGCCCCAACATGGATAGCGTATAAACCAGACGGAAAATTAATGGCTTTCAGTCACGCAAATTATTCGGAAACAACCGACTAACAATTCGTCGACCTGCTATCTTGTCAAGTCCTATGACAAGAGAAACGCTATACAGTATAAGAAAATTCTTGGTAAAAGCAAGGGTCGCAAGCCACACAGAAGAACAAGAATTCTTCCAAACCCTAGCAGAACTAGACCAAATGATTCAAACAGCACCTTCACAGCGGATACCTCAGCAAGTAAACTGATGCTATGACCGAAGGGTACAAACATACAATGGTGCTAATCGTCTGGCATGACGCACACTCGGTGAGTACAGGCTGGATGCCAACATCAGACATCGAACCTGACCCCGCCATAGTTCACTCTCTGGGTTGGTTGTTGCCTGACGCTAAACCAAACCATATTGTTATCGCCCAATCGTATGTTGATGAATCATCAGACCATATTCTTGCTGTCCCGTTGAAGATGGTTGAGCAAATAAAAATCTTGTCTTAGGGGTTGACAGCCACCCCAATCTGCTATACAGTATTACAAGTATCAAATACGAGAAGGGAACATATGAACATCACATTGCAACGCATTACTAAACCTACACACGGGGAACAAGACTGGCTAGACCTCAGATTTTGGGATGACCAGAAACGCAAACGGGTATCCGCATCAGCAGTCGCCGCCATCTACGGGCTACACCCGTTCGTGCCAGCAGACAAATATGCAGCCGAACTATTAGGTGACGTACCACCATCACCGATACCACCGAACCCTGCAATGGAACGAGGGAACCGTCTGGAACCGTTCGTGTTGCAATGGGCTGTAGACAAAACAGGTATCCCGTATCTCACACCAGAGGAAATGTTCATCGCAGAAACACCCGAAGGTGCACGCATGATAGCCACCCTCGACGGACTCTACGAGAACGGTGATGAACGCAAAGTGTTGGAAATCAAAACGATGTCACGTGAATGGGAAGGCGAACTGCCCGACTATTGGCGTCTGCAAGGAATCCAACAAGCCATCTGCGCTGGTGTGAACTTCATCACATGGGCAATATTTGACTCAACAATGGTTCTTTACATCCATGAGCAGAAGATAACCGAAGCCGAAAAGCAGGAGCATTGCGACGCCGTAGCAAAATGGCTGACATCCATCGACCTTGGCATTACCCCAGATGGTGTGCATTGGTCGTATGAAACGATTAGCACCCGATATCAGAAGCCGACAGGGACAACGATAGAACTGCCACCAACAGCATCGGAACTAGTGGAGCAGTTGAAACATGTGAAGAAGGAGTTGAAAGCATACACAGAAATGGAAGACAGATTGAAAGCAGAACTGTGCGACATGATAGGTGCGAACGAGTACGCCACCGTGAACGGCACAGTCATCGCCACATGGAAAGGCAGAACATGGGCGAGCCTAGACATCAAAGGAATCAAAGCAATGGAACCAGCAATAACAGAAAAATACAGCAGGAAAGTAACCAACAGAACACTTCTCTTGAAAGGGGAACGAGCATGAAACTAGAAGATATCCTCACCGAATACGCAGTACCAGACCCATCAATCGTAGGCAAACTACCGAAAGGCGGAATACAACTTGACTTCGTAGGTCACGCAGAAATCACACGCATCCTCATCGCCATCGACCCGATGTGGTCATGGGAACCATGCGGATGGGTGAACGGCAGACCAGCAATCGTAGAAGTAAACGGCATGGCAGTCATGTGGGCACACCTCACCATCCTTGGCAAATCAATCCTCGGTGTTGGTTCGGTGCGTGCAGATAAACCTGACCTAGATAAAGAACTTGTCGGAGATTTCCTACGCAACGCATCTATGCGCTTCGGTATCTGTTTGTCACTCTGGTCTAAATCAGAATGGGATGACAAGTCAGCAGTAGCGGGGAAGCCACAAGCAGGCAAGGCTGTGGCTTCCACCGTGACTGACGACACAGCACCCTTAACCAAAGCACAAGTAAAACAGTTCGTTGATGCCTGCGAAAAAGCAGGGCTAACACCTAGCGCAGTCGCCGAAAAAGCAGGCTTGAACTGGGCTGGACAAATCCTACAAAAAGACCTATCAACATTACGCACAGCGTTCACCGAAATGAAAGGCGTAACCAATGGCTAACTATCGGACAGTAGACCCGACAGGTAAAACCCGTTCAACAGCCATAGTCGCTTTGCGTTTAACAGCAGACCAAATGGAAACAATCAAACAACTATGCAAGAAACGTGGTGTCAGCAGAAGCCTTCTGTTCCGCCAACTATTAGCAGAGGAGTCGGCTCGTGTCAAAGGAACGCGCTAAAGGAACCAGTTTCGAAACGTTCATCGTGAACTATCTCGCACAGTTCTACCCTCATGTGGAACGGCGAACATTACACGGAGTGCACGACAAAGGTGACATCGCTGGCACAGACCCGCGACTTGTTTGGGAATGCAAAAACCA